CTCGCAGGCGAGGATGCATTGGCCCGCTGGATCAGTGAACGCTGCGTGGCTGGTTCTGATAATGAGATGACTACCGGTGAGGCGTTCAATGACTTCCGCGACTGGTGCAAGGATAACAACGAAGCCAAGGGTAAGGACTGGTCACAGCGTAAGTTCAACGGAGAGATGAAGACGCATGGCTTTGAACCCACAAGGGATCGGGCGACACGAACGAAGCGTGTGTTCCGTGGCCTTGAACTTCTCATAGGCGATGCGGATTACATGGTCATCAACGCTATGATTGATGAGCAGTCGGACGATTTCTTTGGCGTTGAGATTAACTTCAAAGCAGGCGAAGGGGATGAGTAATGTATGGGAATGATTTTATGCGATACAAAGAGATTCGGGATGCGCTCAATGCCGATGCGGTCGATGGGGTAGATGTGGTCAATAGCCCACCGCACTATAAGACCGGAGGCATCGAGGCCATCGAAGGAATCGAAGCGTCGATGGGTCCGGAGGCATATGCTGGCTACCTCAAGGGCAATATCATGAAATATATGTGGCGCTATGAGAGGAAAGGGAAGCCGATTGAGGACTTGAAGAAGGCCCGATGGTATCTTGACCGGCTCATAGGTTTACGTGAACGTAAAGCAGACTAAGGGGGCTTCGGCTCCCTTTTTTTAAATCCGTGCACGGTTTGAGAGGGTCCGTGCATGGTTGGTGCACGGTTTAGGGCCAGATAAAATGGCTGAAATCTAAGGATGTGCCGGAAGTGCACGGTTTAAAAAAGTTAATCCGCTCTCACGTAAGTAACAGTGTTAGAAGTGTCATATTACACTGTTACTTACTTATGGGAACCAATGGGCCGACAAACCGTGCACTCCGTGCACATTGGCGGAAATGCGTGCTTAAACCTGGCCCTAAACCTGGCCCGAACCGTGCACGGATTTTTCAAACCATGCACGGATGGCAGTTTTCCGTTAATCGTCGTCAAAAACACCCGGCAAGTCGTCCGCATCGAGGTTATGAGAGCCGACTTGCTTGGGTGGTGTGATGTCGATGGTGACTTCTTGGTCTATGGCTTCATGTGGATTTGATGACGCCAAGTTTAGCTGGCGCAGTGCATCAAGGTGGAGTTGGTTCACGTTGACTTGGACCGCTGCGGTCGGCTTGGCTTGGAACTTCTCCGGAGCAGCGACACCTGCCAGCCATTTACGCGTTTCGATCTTGAGCCTGTCGGCGTTGGCCGATACGTTGTCCGAAGCGTCGGCAATGTCGAGGCACTCATCAGCCCATTGATCCGCCGCGATTGTTCGAGCCTGCTTGAACCGCTCCTCTCGGTCTGGGTCTTTGCGTATCCAATGGTAGAGGGATAGGTTGCTGATGTTTAATTCACGGGCAAGGCCAGCCATTGTCATGCCGGAAGCAATCTTCTCCAGCAGAACGGTCTCGCCAACCTTGTCTAAGTTTGACGCAATGGTGCGTCGTTTAATATGTCCGGCCATCGTCTATTTCCTTTTCATGCTGAATAACAAGCCGCGTTAAGTATACCGCCAAGACCAGCGCCGTGGCAAATGCGGTGGACGCGAAAGCGATTTGCCAGCCGCTGCCCAATAAATAGAAGGGCAACGCCACCAACCCCGCCACAAACGCTCCAGGAGCCAACATGAGAGCGAAAACGTATGGCCCGCCTATCAGACACCAGACTAGCGTTCTCATCGCCCTACGCCCCTTAGAAACGTCTCTAAGAGGATAGAGACTGGAGCGGGCACTGAACGCCCGCCTTGCTCATAGTATCTTATCGACCGTTCGGACAGCCCGATCTTGCGGGCGAGATGCCCTTGCGTCATGTTTAGCTTCTCGCGTGTTGCTTTAAACTCATCACTTGTCATTTGCTTTGATCCTAAAAACTAAAATCTAAAAACTAAAATCTAAAAACTAAAATCTAAATCTCGTCCTTCAACGCTTTCTCCGCATCCTCGATCAATTCGATTGGCGGGTATCGCAGATAGCAGACGTGATCGGCGGTTATCACGCCAAGGAATTCCAGATATTCCATAAGCCGGTAGGCTAAGGTGGCGTCGGCGCGCTCGGTATATCGGTCAAACGCAATGTCGTCTTCGTCTTCGTCTTCGTTGTCGTTCATTTGTTTGGTCCCTGCTCTCTAATGCGCTTTGCTTCAGCAAATGTTAGCCCCGCCGAATTGCGCAACGGCCAAGCATTGTCCGAGGATACGCGGCCCTTGCGGCCTAACGGCGCGGCCTGTTGTGGCTTGATCATGTTATTCTCCCTTACTGTTGTAGGCACTAGCGCCATAAACGCCGCGCCCTATTGATCGGCGCGGCTAATATGGCGGTAACGGATCAGCCCTTTAAATGTCCTTTTAACAACGCGTGAATTAGGCGCGCTTCAGCCTTGCCTATCTTATGTCGTGATCGCCGGTTGTGCGATGCAATCGACCTATTGACGCTATCGGCGTTATACGCCGCGCCCGGTTGTTTATCCGTTATAACAAAGCTTTTCATTATGCTTTCCCTTCCCCGTTAATAGCCGGCGCATTATCAATAATTGACCAGGCCTTTTCTGCCCCGATTTTATCCGATAAATCTTGCAATGCTAACATTGCGTCAATGCGTTTATTGCGCTTACGATATGAATTATGGTTTAAAATCATATAGGGCCGTAAATCGCAAATGCGCCTACCAGATGCATAATGCGTCAACGTTTCGCCATGAACAAACGCCCTAAGCTTTCGATTGCCTAATGACAAAATCATAACTTGACCGGCAACGGAACGCGTCGATCCGTCAACGCAAATAATATCGATTGTTTTTGCCATTATGCTTTCCCTTCCATTTCATAACCATAAGCCTTCCAACGCGGCCCGTTCAAAGGCCTAATTATGTTGCGCCCTAGCCAATGATAGCGCCAACGTGCCTGCCCATAGGTTAGGCCTTCCCATAAAAGCTTTTCGCCGTTGTCCAGATTAACAAAGGCACGAAACGTTTCGCTTGTTATTTGCTTTGCCATTATGCTCTCCCCTTATCCTACAACGAAACCGGATTGATCATTGCGGGCCTTGCCCTTGGCGTATAGCGCCACAATGACGTTCTTAGGCTCTAAATGCCTTACGTCGCTATTGTCACCGTCAACGATAGGCAAGCCAAGGAACGTTTCGCCATTGGCCAGCATTGCGTCAACGATTGATCGATCACGAAAAACAACAGCGATCCGTTCACCATTGGCAACAGCCTTAGCGACATAGGGCGCATAATCAGGCACGCCGCTATAGCTAAACGTTAGATCATAATTAGCCGGTATATGCTTACGGTTAGCGATCTTTGTATAATCATAAAATTGGATATCGGGTAAAGCTTGCATAATGTTAGCGTAAGCATAGCCAATGCCAACGTTTTCCCAACGGATATCGCTTGTACCGTTAAGCCGAACAATAAGCTTATATCCCTTGCGCTTGGCTTTAGCGCGCTCACGTATCAATTCATTTTGCAATTGATTCATGAAAAGATCGCGGTACTGATTAAAATATAATGTCTTACGCAAACGCGAAAGCATAACGTTAGACATTGCGCCGCGCCCTGCCGTGAATAGGCAGGCCTTTTCGCAACCGGCGGTTTCAGCCATTGGGCACAATTGCACGCCCGATTGCATTGCGGGCATAAGGTACAATATGGCGGTTTTGATCCCGTACTTTTCGCCCTTAATCGTTTTCGCATTGGTATCAATGCCAAGAAGCTTTTCGGGAAAGCGACTAAACAACGAACGATTGTGATCGTTGCCCAATATTTGCAATTGGATATCAAGCGATAGCGCGCTGATATCATATGCAAGCGCCGCGTCACCGAACGGTTGGTTATACGCAAACGGATGATTAACTAGGTGTAACATTTTATTCTCCCTTATTATCGTTGCGGCTAGCGTACGCTAAGCCAGCCAGCATGCTGGCGATCCAGATAAACGCAAACGCGTTAAACGGTATATACTGTGATAAATCGAATAGCATTTGAAAGTCCCTCTATTGTTGCTACCGAATTGCCAATAGGAACAATGAGCCGGTTGATCAATCGACTCAATTGAAAACAATTGTAAACAATCGAATCACAATTAAATGTGATTGCCTTGCCCTTATATATAATAATGCCTGAACGATGTGCCGGTTTATAATGGTGGATAGAGACCGCCGCGTCTCGTTTCTTGCGCGTCTCCGAACCCATTTGGTCACATACTAATACACTGTTACACCCTGAAACCCTAGAGAATGCGTGCTTTTTTACATAGGGGGGAGGGGGTGGCAATATATTTTGACCCCCCCCCGCCCCCGCCTTGCGCGGGGGGTACGTACGTATAACTAAACAGACATCGAGGTGTGCCCCCCACCCCCCGTACTCCTTTGTTTTTGATCCCCCAGCCAAAAAAATTCTGCACTTTTTCGCTTGCCAAGTTGTAACATTAGAGTGTAACAGCGATGGACAACAAAAAACGGGAGAAATACGTTGGCAGTTTATGGATACACACGCGTCTCGACTGAAGACCAGATTGAGAACACATCGCTCGATGATCAAGCACGCCAAATCCAAGGCATCGCGCTCACACACAACTTGGAACTAGACCATATCTATGAAGAGCGGGGCGTCTCCGGCGGTGTCCCACTGCTACGCCGAGAAGAAGGCTGCAAGCTGGCGTTCCTCCGGCCTGGCGATACCGTCATCGTATCGAAGCTAGACCGTATGTTCCGCGATGCGCGAGACGCGCTCAATGTCATCGGCGACTGGGAGAGCGCCAACATCAACCTAATCATCAACGGCTACGGCAATGTTATGGACAAGGCCAACCCGAACGGCCGCTTCATGCTAGAGATCATGGCCGTCTTTTCTGGCGAGGAGCGCCGCCGTATCAGAGAACGTGTCACCGCCGGTAAGAGGGCCAAGAAGTCACAAGGCGGATACGTCGGTGGTAAAGTGCCGTTCGGCTTTAAGAAGTCAGGCACAGGCCGCAAGGCCAAGCTGCACCCAGAGCCAAACGCGCAGGACGCGCTCATCACCATGAAAGCCGCACGCGTTAAAGGCCATAGCTACCGCGATATTGCTATTATCGTAGCAAAGCGTCATGGTATATCCGTTAGTCATCAAACAATCGCACGTGTAATCAGGGGAGATAAGAATGACGAAATCTGAGCCAAACTTCTTTTTGGAGTTCTTGAAGAAGTACCGCGATGATCCCGTCGGGTTCGTGCGCGATATTTTAAGAACCAAACCAGACCCGTGGCAAATCGAGTTTCTGAAGGCGATTAGTTCAGGCGAACGCCGTATCTCCGTCCGCTCAGGACACGGTGTCGGTAAGTCCACGGCTGCAAGCTGGGCCATGCTGCATTACTTCCTGACGCGCTATCCAGTGAAGGTGGTTGTTACAGCGCCGACATCCGCACAGTTGTTCGATGCGATGTTCGCGGAACTGAAGCGATGGGTGAATGAACTGCCCGAAGTTCTGAAGGTTCTGATCGAGGTGAAGGCCGACCGTATTGAGTTGAAGGCCGCAGCCAGTGAAGCGTTTATCTCCGCCAGAACGAGCCGCGCTGAAACGCCGGAAGCGTTGCAGGGTATCCACGCCGACAACGTGCTGCTCGTCGCCGACGAAGCGTCCGGTATCCCGGAGAGTGTGTACGAAGCTGCGTCTGGTTCTATGTCGGGCCATAATGCGACGACGCTTCTTCTTGGGAACCCAACGCGAAACAGCGGGTTATTCTACGATACCCACAACCGTCTGAAGGGCGAATGGAAAACCTTCCACGTTAGCTGCCTCGACAGCCCACGCGTATCCGATGCGTTCGTTCGAGAGATGCAGTTGCGGTATGGCGAAGACAGCCCGGCGTACCACGTCCGTGTTCTCGGTAACTTCCCGCCTCGTGAAGAAGATACGGTTATCCCTGTCGAATTGATTGACGGAGCCATGAACCGCGAGATCAAGATCGCCAAGCAGACGAAAAGTGTTTGGGGCTTGGACGTTGCGCGTATGGGGTCCGACGCTTCCGCACTCGCCAAGCGACGCGGCCCGGTCGTAGAAGAGATACAGACTTGGAAAGGTCTGGACCTGATGCAGCTAACCGGCGCAGTCGTGGCCGAGTATGAGGCACTTGTACCTTCCGAGCAGCCAGTCGAGATATTGGTCGATAGCATCGGGTTGGGAGCGGGTGTGCTTGACCGTCTGCGCGAACTGGGCCTGCCAGCGCGTGGTATCAACGTGGCGGAAAGTCCTGCAATGAAAGGGACTTACGCCAACCTACGCGCCGAATTGTGGTTCAAGTGCAAAGGGTGGCTGGCGAACCGTGACGTAAAGATACCAAAGGATGAACAGTTGTTCGCCGAGTTGGCGTCGCCGCGCTATACCTTTACCTCGTCAGGTAAGATGCAGGTGGAGAGTAAGGAGAGCATGAAGAAGCGCGGGCTTCCTTCGCCAGATAAGGCGGACGCCCTATGCCTGTGCCTTGCCACCGATATATCGACGATCATGCACGGATACTCGATGGCCAACAAGACGGGGGCCTTAAAGCGGAACATCAAGGGTGTTGTTTGACATAAGCGATTGATGTGTTATATTTCTTTTGCCCGGCAGGTTCCTCCTCTCCCTCTCCCTGCCGGGCGACTAGGGGTGTGCGCGGCTAGGCCGGTAATAGCGACGAGACGATGTTGCTCAGTTGTTTTGAAACGCCGCCACCCCGCTTTTTTGCTTTTCTGTGAGTTATAGGGTATAGACCCGCCACAGGGAGCGTACCCGTGGAAACAAAGACTTGTCCGAAATGTGGCGAAGAGAAGCCGACTGACAACTTCCACGCCCAAAGGCGTACATGTAAGAAGTGTATGCGTGCGTACCAACAAGCCTTTGCCGCCGCCCGCCCGCA